TGGTGACCTGAGCATCATAGATAGGTCCCTGTAGATAACCATCAGTTCTAGTGAATGTTCCTACCTGTCCATTAGTAACGTGTGCTTGACAATCCTCTCGGCGGATTACAACCGCACATGTCCAACCACCAGCATATCTACGATTGTCAACATACATTCTATATGCTAACGATTCGTTGTTTGGACGGATATAATAGTATCCAGTCTCAAATCCGTGGTAATTCAAATGCTGACCACTAGGAGCAGGATTTGCTGGAGTGCCTAGTGTCGTGGCAGCAGTTGCGCCACTACCAGACTGCACCCATTCAGTACCATTCCATGCTTCAATAACATTATCTGTCTCATTGAAAAACAAAGAACCAACTCTTGTACCTTTCACGGGTCTAACATTTTCAGGGGCATGAGGTAGATTCAGCGACTTTGTTGCCGCTTCCATCTGAATAGTACCATCAATACGCAGTGGATCATTCACATGCACATTGAAAGGCGGAATTGTGACTCCCTCAACTATTGCTGAGGAGTCTAAACCTGCTACGTTTGTTACATTGAGGCGACTCATCTAACGCTCCACGCTGCTCCCGACTGAACTGTGACGGTGTAACCCTGAGAAATTGTGATGGGACCTGCAGTCATACCGTTAGCATATTCTGCTCCAGTCTGAGTACCTGTAGGTCCAACAGTCAAGTTCTCATCAATAGTATTAGCATTAGTTCTGATAACACTATTGTCTCCAATAGAAGGACCGCCACCAGCGAGAGGGAACCAATCTCTAGTACCTGCTCCAGGTGCAGTCTCTCTATAGATCTCTGCTCCCAGTTCAGTAGTGTTGAATCTCAATGTACCATCATCAGGTGATGTGGGTCTCTGTGCTGTAGTACCAACAGGCAATGTCAAAACTGCATTACCGTTGGTATTCAGAAACCGCAAGGCAGAAATAGTGGCATCAGTCGCCTGAGATATATTCCTACCATTGATCTGAGTAAGTGCCATGTCTCGTCCTTATACCCTGTATTCTATTTAGATTAGATAGGCAGCTCAATGATGTGTACGGTGTCACCTGCTTGAGGAATTGTACCCGTATCAAACACAACGTTGGTGCCGTTGCTGTCAACGTTGAAGTTGACACCACCGATTTGTGCAACACCATTGATGTATACGAGGACAGAACTTGCAGTGTGACTCAGACTTGTATAACCTGTGATTGGGAATGTACTCTGTGCTGCTGTCAGAGTAGTCTGTCTGGTGATGTATTTAGCAGGAGATACTGCTCCACGACCAGTAACAGTGAGGTCACCATTGATATAGGTGTTGCCCTCAACTTCGAGTCTGTTGTTAGCATTGTTAGATGCTGCAGTTCTACCCAGACCGACGTTACCACCAGCAGTTACATCGATAGCACCAGTGTTAGTTAGACCAAACTCATACCAACTCTGTTGCCAACGAATCCATCCAAGAGAATCACCCAAGGTCCAGTTTTCGTTGTAAACAATGTCACCATCATCTGGCGTATCATATGTACCAGGGGTGAATGCAGAGAAGTCAGGATCACCATTAGAACCCTTAGGTGCTAGCAGTGTCTGCTTCAGGATCGTACCATCCTGGTTGTTGTACGTCAGTTTACGAGCAAGGATATTGCTAGTAGACGACAGTGTGTTCTGGAAAGTAACAGGACCAGCGAAGATAGATTCCAATGCGTTGGAACCACCACCGATGACTGTTAGTTTGTCAGTCAGAACCAGTTCGGAGAACGTCTGAATTGTGGTGTTTTCTTCACCAACAACGTTCAACTGTGCAATATCTTCGTTTGTGATCTGACCAGTAACTGGGTTGATGATCTGGTTACCAATGAACAGGTCACCGTTAGAGTTCAGACCAGAGTAGAATGCAACACCTGCATCTTCTTTGATTGACTGAGAGAACTTGATCTGATCTTCAGTTAGAGTTTCAACCTGAGTCTGTGGAAATGCGGTCGAGTAGTTACCAGGACCGAAACCAGTATATTCAAAAGTATGGTTACCAGAACGTAGAATGGAGTGTCTTCTCAGTTCTACAGGAATTGGTGCCAAGTTACCTTCACCATCAACACGGATAGGGATCTTACGAGTTTCTTCATCACCAAGACGTGCAGTCAATGCAATACTAGACAACTGACTGTTTGCAGCATCCCAGTTAGGTGTAGTACCAGGTTGGGACCAACCAGAATCAGCAATCAGTTTCAAGATTGCTTCTTTAGTGATAGAACGCTGAGGATCTTTGTTGTTGATAGCAGGTGTAGAACCGTTGGTTGCATATACTTGACCAATGATTCTCTTATCAGCAACAGAAACTGCTGCTTCAGGGTCTGCTACAGGATTGTCTCTGTCGAATGATGGATATACTTCGTTGACGTTTTGAGAGAATCTCTTATCATCATAGTTACCAACAGGAGAACCTGCTTCACCAGGGATAACAGATGCCCAGAGAAGTGTCAGATAGTAGATACCATCAGATTCACCTCTGACAAACTGTTGCTGAGTGTAGATATCATACAGATAGAAAGTTTGAGTCAGTTCGTATCTGGTAGTATCTGTGTTCAGTGGTTGTAGAACGAAACCAGAAATTGGAGAACGTGGCAATGGCAACTGCTGATCCTGTGGGATCACCATTCGGACACGATATGTTCTGTCAACAAGGTTTCTTGCGTCAGGAACACGAGAGATGAATGTAGTTGGCGTGAAGTTCACGCTGTCATACTTAGTTCTACCACTTTGAATAGAACTATAGATCTGGTTATCAGTTGGAGATGTGGCGATGTACCAACCTGCAGGATTGTAGATTGGGTTACCATTAGAATCAGTACCACTCTGACCAAATGCACCACCGTATGTACCTTCATCATACTGGAATGGTGAACCAGTCTCACCTGCAGTTGCAGTAGAAACAGTAGGACCGAATGGAGAGATAGCAGCACTTCTTACTGTTGCAACAGTTGCACTGTTGTCAGCAAACAACAGACACTTCAGTTTATCTGCAACTGCATTAGCACCAGTGCCATCTTGTCTAGCACCGATTGCATAACCCTGAACACGAGTTGGAGGTGCAGAATCACTATCAGTGTAACCATACAGATACAGTCTGCTACCAGGTGTTTGACCGATGTTGTTCAACTGACCGTTGACTTCTCTAGTTCTAGTGATGTCAATATTGACCCAGTTTACGGAAACTTCATCTACATCTGCCAAAGACTTGGGTGGAATGATATGAGTTAGTTGTCCAGACTTATCTTTTGTAAATGCTTTCTGTTTGAAACCTTTGGATCTCAAAGCTGTTGATCCAAAGTTACTGTTCGAGTTCGTGATCGACATGTCAGCGCCACGAAAACCAGCAAAGTGATCGGCGTAACCCACAGCAAACACCGAAACGACCTGAATGAACGAGTCGTTAGAACACATCACATGAGTATGTCCCCATCCTTTTCTATATCTTGCGAAACCATCGAGGTGAGCACCGTCACCAGAAGTTGCAGCGAGATAGTTACCTGTTGACTCATCATATCTTACAAACGCTCTATCATCTTTTTGTAGAGACAGACCCGTGAACTGAGCCACAACCATCGATTTGAAACCAGTTGCTTTGCTACCATCAGCGTGCATACCATTCATACCCCACACCGATCTCAGCGATAGGTTGAACATATATGGTGACGCAGAGTCAACTGTATCAATCTCAACTTTGACGACGATGTTTGTACCAATCGCAGTACCAGTTGGTTCAGAGATCATCTGATAGGTAAAGACGTTACCTGATGCAGATGTAACTTGGAAAGAACCATTATATAGCGAAGCATCAACTTCACCAGATGTACCAGTAGAAGATGTAACACCACTGATATTTACGTTCACACCAACAGAGAATCCATGATTCCGTGGGTTGCCAAACTCGTCAACAGTAACAGCAGTTGCAGTTTGACCATTACGGGTGATCTGAGAAATACGATATTCGTCGGAGATAGGACCAACGATTCTGTTTTCCTCAACCCTTGCCTGAATCTGGTCAGTTTCTGGATCACCAGAAGTATCAGGAATTGTAGCAAATGCCTTCGATACCTTCTGGTAGTAAATGTCTAGGTCAGTTCTATCGAGGATGCCACTTACTGCAGAATAGTCACCATTAGGAACTCTGTCGTCTTCAATCAACTGAGTAAGTGTGTTGACACCATCAGCAAAACCAAATGCTGTTAGTTTATGGTGCGAATATGATGGTGGGATAGTTTCAGTAGAGTCTGGTCTAAAGTATACACCAGTGTCATCACCATCAAAGAAGGAGAACTGCCAGAAGTAACAACCACCAGTTACACTAAAGATGTTACATGCAGGAGGAACCTGATCCTCAGTATTGATATTCTTAGCAGCGTAGATAGTAGGATATGGAACGTACTTAGGAATAATCTTAGTACGACGAAGGTCAGAACCAACAATAGAACAACCTCTGGGGACGATAACACCGCCCTCAACAGAGTTATACTTATAAAGAACGTTATTTGGAGATGTAACGTCGAAGTTTGAGTTATCATCAAGAGGTGCTACATTTGTGTATAGCACTTCACCTGGTCTGTTATCAATAACATACTCTGAAGGATACAGATAGATCGAAAACGCATCAAATTCGTCGTTAGATAGACCAACGCGATATGAGAAACGTGCCACCTCAAGAAACGCACGCTGCAGACTCTTGAAAGGTCTCAATGAAGAGTTACCTCTATTATCAATGGCGTCCGAAGCGTCGAAATCGTCAGGGTTGACGTAGATAATACGACCCGTTCGGGACGTAATAATATTCTTGAGTCTTGTTAGTGACATTTGTTATCTACTATCCTTCTTTGTTATTTATAGATCAGCCCGAACCGCCTGCTGCAGCAACTTGAGCATTAGCATCAAACGATCTGACAGTAAAGTCAGAAGATGAATCTTGGAATCCACTAAAGTCAAAACTGATGTTTTGCGTTGCTGCATAAACTAAAAGTGATTGACCAGGACCGATGACCAAAGATGTTAGTCTTACATCACCATTGACGTTCTTATCATGTAGAATTTGATCAGCAGAACTAATAGCATTTGATGCTTCAGTAACACTGCTAATTGTTACCAAAGAGCGTGATGCTGATCCAATCTTAGGAACATCATAGAATGTATCAGAACCAGCGAAGTCTGCAGATCCTTCTCCAGTAATAATCTTCGCTGCTGTACCATTCACATCTTGGATATAACCCCACTTAGATCCAGAGTTAGAAGTCAAAGTAAATGTGGTCTGACCAAGAGTCATAGAGTCACTGTTGTCAACCAGAGTGCCAACAACATCGTAAACGTAAATAGTGTCGTAAGAATAATCTACAGATAGTTGCAGAGACTGATCGCCACCACCTAGGGTGCCATCATTAGTATCAAAATAATAATAAGTGGCAGTACCACCACCATTTTGAGACATATCATACTGAATGTAAGCACCAGTTTGACCAGCAGTACCACTAGTAGTTTTACCAGTTGTATACTCTTGACCATCATCAGATGTACCAGCATTTCCGTCAATACCAAATGTACCGTTGATAGTGGTAGAAAGTCCAAAACCAACTCCAGTCATTGTGCTGTCTTGTACAAAGAACCTGTAAGTTCTATCCAAGAACAATGTAAGAGTGTTTGATCTACGCAGTCCATATGTACCGCTTGCACCAGTATCGGAGAACAGGAATTCGTTACGACCAACGCCAATACCACCAGCAGCGATGTCACCAGTTGCTGTAGATGTACCACCAGTCAGAGTCTCACCTTCAACAAAAGTAGTACCTGTAATAGGTCCAATGTATACAGTGGAACCACCACCAGAACCAGCGATAACGTCAACAACAGTTGCTGTACCGTTACCAGTTCCACCAGTAACAGTTTCACCAATAGTGAAGTCACTTGTTTGGTTTTCCATGCTAAGAGTGATTACCGACTCTTTCTTGACATAGAAATCAGTTGTAGGAGGAACGTAATACGATTCCCATTTGAATGTGGTCTCTCCATCATTCATAGTAACCAACTGACCAGGAGTAAACGTATCCTGCTGATCGGTAATGATAGGAATTGACGTATCGAACGTCAAAGTCTTGTTTGTAATTACATCGCCAGGATGCAATAGATATGTACTTGCATCGAGCGTTGCAGCGATGTCATATTTTTTCACACCAACACGAACGTTAGCAGCAGTACCATCACTGACCATGTTCAGCACACCACTCGCAGAGGAGTCAATAGGTGCTCTGTACAGGGCAGTCCATGTAGTTGCCGCTGGTTTCGCTGATGCTAGTTTACCTGTTTGTGTTGCCATTTTTTATTAGAATCCAGCGTAGAAGAATTGTTGTTGTCTTGTTCTACCAGTCAAGGTAGCAGCACCGATACCAGCACCGAATGTAACGTCGTCTAGCGTAACGTTATCTGTAGACAGCAGAGTTGCATCTGCATCAGGGAACGAGATTGTTCTAGTTGCCTGTAGATTGTCCAGGTTGAAGACAACCGATCCAGCACCACCAAACGCAGGTCTGATTGTAGGAGATAATAGAGTTTTATTTCTAAGATCCTGTGCTGCTCTTTCGGTAACAATCAGGTTATTACCGCCTGCATTATTTAGCACACCGTTTGGTGGGAACTGATAGGTTTCGTTAGTGTTTTCAAGTAGATTGTCTAAGTCGAAGTTGATCTTCTTAGTAATCGTTGTACCAGATGCAAAGATCGCATCTGCATAGATCTTGTTAGTTATTGTTTGAGTCGTGTCTTGACCCAACAATGTCAAACTCAGATCAGGAACTGTAATAATACGGTTAGCAGTCAATGCTGCCGTATTCATGTTAGCATGGAACTCAGAGTCAAATGTCTGTTGGAACTTGACAGACACAAATGATTTGTTCAGAACAGTTTGCTCAGTCTTACTGTCTAGAAGTGTAGAGTGGTTAGCATTAGGTTCTGATGTAGTTGTAATAGCACCAGCATCAGGTAGGAAATAAGACCGTCTAGCAGCAGTAGTTTCATCCCAGTTGATCTGGAAGATTGCCTCTTCATCACCATCAACCAAGACAAAGTTGTCCTCGTCGATCAAGATGGTTTTGTTTCTCAATGTTTGCTGAGAGTCATCACCAACTAAAACTGTACCATTACCAGAAGTAACTGGTGGCAAGTTGAAAATTCTAATAGCAGTACCACTACCAATACCAGAGATCTCAAATCTTGCTTTCAGACCTTGAGAATCCTCAAAGATCATTGCTGTATCATCAATCCTAAATTGACCAGTAACCCTAACAGAACCAGTACCTTTAGGTGCAAGAACTAGGTCAGAGTTATCTACCAGATCATCTAGTGCAGTGAGGTAGTTTGAAGTGCTACCATCAGAGTTCAGAAGTCTTGTAAAGTAAACTCCACCCGCACCCCACGATAGACCAAGTTGATCGTACGCATTCTGGTACATTCCAGAATTTCGGTCCAAGTCAAAGGCTATGCCAGGATCTGATTTTGAACCCGCGCTCACACCTTTGAATAATTGATTGATCCTTGCTTTTCTGTTAGGAATAAGAGGATCGGACACCACGACAGGCAGAATTGCTTCACCCGATAGGGCGGCATCTGCGATGTCCTCTAATTGCGAAATCTTTTTTGTTCCCACGGACTGACGGTATAGTTCCTACAAAAGTTATTTATACTGGTTTATAAATGGTCCCCAGATTATCATACATGTTCATCACGGACTGAGAGGTATGGAAACCATAGGTGACCATATTTGTCCTGATGTCACCATCAATGATGTTCTGAATGTGACCATCAGTCAGTTCTAAACTTTTTGCATACTCCCAGAATGGTGTGTCAAACTTAGATCCGAACTTGTAGTGGTATAGAATAAAATTTGCATTCTCTTTGATAGAACGTTGCATATCGTATTCTACCTTTTGTATGGGTTTTTCACCCCATACTGCTTCCATAGTTCCTTCGATCCACTTCATGTAACCTGCAACTGATGTCGCTTCCATAGGTTCAATGAAGAAATATCTGTTCCCGTTCAGGAATACTCTACCATCGATGACAGGAGATTTAGCATGATAGTTCCTGAACGGGAACGTTTTATCAATGTGATCAACCCCAAACTGTTCTCTGAAGTTTACTTCTGCTTCAGCATCACTAGTTATGTCACTATTGTATAGGTATCCATATTGAATACGATCCTGTAGGTGAATGACAAAAGTCCATCCATCAGGTGTAGCACATGTCCTAGTCCAGGGTACAAACTCTGGATCTGGCATGTTGCATAGCATTACTCGATTGAGTGGATTTGTCAGTATATTATAGTCAGTAAAATCTTTTGGGAATCCTCTACAGTCATACACATAGTCAGCATCACATTGATCGTATGATTCGATATGCTTCTGTGTTACCTTGAAGATTCCTGTGTCGCACATGAAATCCTGGTATAACTTAGGATCAAAGTGCATTGCAACTTCATCAAAGTTGAATGGATGAAACCAGTCATTTTTCTTGCCCCACCCTTCATACTTGATACCAAACTTGGGTGTTGCTTTCCAAGGGTTGTCATGCCAATTTAGACTCCAACCAAAGGTATCCGCTAAAAAACCTGTTAGACCAGGGAAGGACCCCGATCCAACAGGTTCTGTGTCAATTTCTTCATCATAATACAGTTCAACTTCAGTCTGTGGGGAGTAATGTCGCCAATATAATGCTGTAAGGACTCCTGCTAGACCTTTGCCAAGAACTGCAACTTTCATAATTTTGCTTGTAGTGCTTTCCAATCTTCTTTGAACTTTTCCAAACCTTGATCAGTCAATGCATGTTTATACATTTTCCAAAATAATGATGGTGGCATAGTAACCACGTCAGCACCATGTTTGAATGCTTTTTCAATGTGATCTACAGATCTGGTGGATGCTGCTAGTACCTCAGTATCGATAACCGAATGTTGGTCAAACGTGTCTGTGATATCTTTGATCAAACCTAGAGCATCAAATCTTTGGTCTTCGACTCTACCAATAAATGGAGATACGAAGGCGGCACCCGATTTTGCCGCTAAGATTGCTTGTGAAACTGAGAATATAAGAGTGACGTTTACTGGGATTCCAGAGTCTGCTAGATCTTTACATGCTATTAGTTTATCGTTATTGTATGGTATCTTGATGGTGATATTCTGTTATTGGTGATAGGATGGTTCTGCTTCAAGTAGCATTGCCTCTGCAGTCTCAGAGTTGACCTCTGCGCTAATACTAGCGTAAGATCCCTCAAAGATATCTGCAATCTCTTTGATTACTTCCAAGGGTTGTTTACCCTGTGCAAGCATAAGAGATGGATTTGTAGTAACGCCGTCAATTAGTCCCGTTTTATATGCTGAACGAATAAGTTCTGGATCGGATGTGTCTAGAAAAATTTTCATTTCCTTCCTCGCTAGTGGACGGGCAAATACATGATAAAAAGTAGACCTCAACTCAGGAGTATCTGGTCTACCTTATGTATCCTAGCAAAACAGTATGAAACGTCAACAAAGGTCAGGATTTGGATATAATGTATTGTATTTTGCAAACCTGCTGACGTTTGGTACGACTCCTAACGATTCACAAGCGAATCTGTAACTCATCCATTCAGTCAAGGGAGTCGAGTTGACTAATCCGTGAACGGGGCGTTTGTAGGAGATTGAGGAACTCTTGTGCTTTTTCCAACTGCTTTTTGTGGTAGTCATACCATTCTTGCGCCTCGGAAAGGATTTCCTCGTATGCTTGCCGCGCACCCACTTTTTCATCATTGAGATAGTCTCCAATAGCATCTCCCATTCTATCTTTACGCTGTTCTGCGTAAGTTGAGTCAGGACCCAGAAAGGGTCTGCAATTTTCAGTCATCACAGTACCAGTTTAGAGGATTTTACAGAGGGTTTGATAATTGTACTAAATGTGTTGGTGTAATAGTCATGAATGTCATCATTGACTTCTCCACGGAACACGATAAATCGCTTCTGAACTTCCAGTTTGTCGGTAGACTCTTTCGCAAGGAAAGGTGCCCAAGACACAAAACCGATTTTGTTACCTTCACCAGGAACGGCAACAATCGGGTTAGATACGGTGATGATGTCCTCAGTTTCGTCGAGGATTTCGGTGATAACCTCCTCACCCGACGCCATTCGCATTAGTTGGATCATGGTAATAAATCTAGTTTTTCAAGGGGGCGCTGCTTCTACTTGCAGATCTATTGTACTCCCCCGATGGAGAATAGGAGACTCGAACTCCTGACTTCCGCCGTGCAAAAGCGGCGCTCTACCAACTGAGCTAATTCCCCGAGAGCCAAACAACGGACTTGAACCGTTGACCTACGGTTTACAAAACCGTTGCTCTATCCAGCTGAGCTAGTTTGGCCTTCTTCTTTGTATGTAGGTGGATGGAAGTGGCAGTATTCGTTGAACGTAATCTTCATTTCCTTGTTAGTAAGATTAGCATGTTTTGCTGCTTTTGGCAAGTTCCATTTGGCAGCGAACAGCATTTCCATTGATTTGCGTGTTTCAGATCGCATTTTGTTCGATAAATGATTGCTTGAACTCGTCCACCATGCTGAGAATGTCAGGTTCGACAGGTGCAGCACGTTCTACCACGGGCACACACATGACGTATTCACCGTTGTCGCGGCGGATTTTCCATACAATTCGTTCACGATGGCATAGATCAACACAGAACTCCATGTTGTCTTCAAACTCTTGAACTGAAATTTCGTACTGATTCATAATTTGACAGAATACATTTCTTCAGGAACAAATGCTTTGATCATGTTCCAAGTATCGGTGAATCCTTCGCGTCCGTCCTCATCCCAGCAGAACTGGACTTCTTCGTAATCACCCTTGTCAGAGGTCATCTGAATCTTGCGCTCAGCAACATTCACGACAACATGCTCAAGATACTCGTGGTCGTCGATCATAGGGGTTTCTTAGGAACCCCTTCAGTATAGCACCTCAGGCAGGCGGTGTCAATTCAAATTGATCGCACCACCCAGGATGTTGACTGTAGCACCTTTGATCGTAACAGCAGCACCACCTGTGATGTCCACTGCTGCAGACGCTTTGATGACCGCTGCACCAGCAGCAACCTTTGCAACGAAAGCACCAGCACCAACCTTGAACAGAGCACCGCCTGCTTTACAGGTCACAAGGAATGGACCTGGTGTAACAACAGAGAACCTAGGAATAGGGTCAATAGAGGGTGCAGGACCAAGGATGATATCATAGGGTCCATTGACTGCCCAGAATACACCAGATTTTGCTCTGGGGATAGGTGGTTGGTTTACAAAGTGCCATTGTGCTGCAGAATACGTTGTCAACGTGTTGTTAGCACTCATTACAATATCACCACCACGGATATTGATCGATGGTGCATTGAGTTCTGTATTGCCTGTGGGAGCACCAACAGAGGTGTTCATCGTGTTGATGTTACCATCTGTAGCATTCACTTTGAACTGACCACCAGAAGAACTAATGTCAACGTCAGATTCAAACTTGATCATGTGCTTTTGGATCTTATTCTTTGATTTGGGATTCTTTCCATTAGCATCTTTTTGCTGTGGAGCACCGACAGCAGTAATTGCCATCATACCACCCACCTCAAGGTGGAAGTTACCAGTGACTTTCAGGTGATAGTCACCATTGACAGTATGAATCTCATCACCTCTGACATTATAGCAGAGATCTTTTGCTACATCAACAGTATATGCATTTGCATATTGACTATGATCTCCTGCTACTGGTTTCTTTTCAGTTCTGCTCTTTTGCCTACCTGCTGCCTTTTTCTCGTCTTTTCCTGCTTCAGTTGTTAGATACTTCTTATATGCATCATCATCCACATAAATGGATGTATGAACTGTACCAGAAGGAACTCTACATGTAGTTGACTGTCTACCAGGAACACCAGTATGTTGCGTCCAGGCACCACTCATGAAAGTTTCTGCCTGTGTCAAATAGGGACTAGCATCGTTATAGATCTGAGAAATAAAGTCTGACGCAATATTACGGTTACCCTCAGAAAAACCACTACCAAATGAACCACATTTTGGAGCACCTAGACTATCTGAAAGGCTACCATCAGCATTACAATAGGTAGATCCTAAGAATGGAACAAATGCCTTAGTTCTATCGTCTTGGCGACATCTGCCACATCCAAAATCAAACAAGTTGAATAGGAACAAAACGATCGACATGAAACTGTCAAAATTCAGTTTAGTGAGGTCAAAACCTTCTGCAAAGATCTCAGAACCCTCTTTCCAGGTATCAATAATCTTTTTAGCAGCACCAACAGCACTAAGAATGCCTTCTGCTGCACTAACAATACCTTTTACAGCACACAGAAGCGACTCCATCGCTTTCATGATACCTTGACCCAGTTTGTCCATTGCAGAATCAACAAAACTGGTTGCGAATTCGACTGCTTGGTCGATCGCAGACTCAATAAGTTGATCAAATGGACTTAGTGCCATATCGATGAAACTCCGAATCTGATTGTCCAACGTACAAAGTTGAGACAAGATCAAATTGATTGCCTGCTTGATGATTGCCATCGTTGCAGTGGGAATACCTGTAAATGATGCGATCAAAGATCCACCACTAGAGATTTGACCTGCCAATTCGGTCAGGTATTCTCTCATAGCAGCAATCGCTTCTGCAGCAATAGCAGAAATAGCATTTTCGACTGAAGCTGTAAGATTTTCAATCGCAACAGGTGCTCCAGTTGCAATACTGACATAACCTTTCTTGCCTGATGGTTTGATGCCAGAAAGTTCCTTGCCTACAGTGTCGAGAACTGACTCCAGGTGCGTCGTGAGAGTTTTTGATGGTCCACCAACACCATCTGCAGCAGCAACTGGTGGTCCGATACTCTTTGCAGGACCCGCAGTGCCAGTTTTGACACCTACACCTTGTGGGTTAGTAGCAGATGATTGACCGTCTTCTTTTGTACCTGCAGTTTGGACAGAATTGTTCCTATTTGCAGTTTGGTCGTCACCTTCCATCGTAGCGGTGCTATTAGAACCAGCAGTAGTGGCATAATTGACCACTTTACGCATTTCGCCGCCTGTTAGGGCAAATAGAGGTTCTGAGCGAGATTCGCTACCTTTGATAGTACGCAAAACACCCATAACACAAGGCATTTGCGCTTCTTCGCCATCTAGAAAAAATCCAAGCACAATCGCACCTGGTTGTAATTGACCAGATGACTGACCTTGACCATCATTACCTGGTTGGTTCGTAGGTTGCAAAACCAATGCCCATGGCAAATCGTCAGTTGGGAGAGTTTCACCACTTCCACCATCTGCGTCAGTATACCATCCTAGGATTCTACACTTGACACGGTTGATCTGTAGTGGATCCTGGTTGTCCTCAACCTCACCAATCCACCATTGCATCCCATCTTTGCCAAAAAAGTCATTTTGACGTTCTTTTACATATCCTTCTACTTGGGATACTGCCATATTACGAAATAATGAGAACTTGATTATTTATCGAAAAACCCTACAGGGTCAATTTTTGGCGGGATTTTTTTCCGCCCTTTTTTGGAATCAAAAGTCGATTTTGATATGCCTGAAGAGGGGATCGAACCCCCGACAATCTCGGTGTAAACGAGGTGCTCTACCGCTGAGCTATTCAGGCACACGTTTGAATTGATAGAACTTTTTACCGCCAAGGACATATTCATTGCCCTTTCTGCCTAGGTCATGAACTCGATAGAGTCCAGGGAATAGTTCCATTGTGGTGCTGACAACTGCTCCGTCTTTAGTTTGACACTTGCCGTTGTCTTGACCTCGCCATCCATTTGAATGACGTGTGAAGAGTATAGCACAATCTCCTTTGGGTGTCCAGTCAGAGTTGTATGTTTCCATGGCAATGATGCCATCACCACGCTCTACAAACCTATGTAGGTTGTGGCGATAGGCACCTGCTTTACCTGCTTTGTGTCTCCATTGCCAAGATTCGTATCCTCCTTCGACTTTCTGCCATTCCACTAGGATTCTAGAAAACTCAGTAGGATACATGGAGCACTGTTCTACATTATCCCAGCGCCCCAGAACATAATCTTCAATCGTCATACACTAGACACTCTGGCTCACTGGGGTTCTGATCACAGAACAACTCAAGATAACTGGGATCGTGGTGATCACCCTCTTCGATTTCTCTTTTATGGTGTTCCACATAATCTTCCAGATCATGCAGTTCGCCTTCAATATGACGACGCATTTGTGGATTGGTTGTAGGATCTTGAAGGATTTTCTTATCCTTCTCGATATGAGCTTCGATACTTTCCATGAGTACCTCTGTGGTATATCAACAATATTTAGTATAATGATGCTACCGCCGATTGTCAACGGTTGCGTCTGTTTCTCCTCTTTTTGGATCTTTTTTTCTTGCGGTTTGACTTGTTCTTAGTGCGTATATTACGGTTTGTCTTCCGTCCTCCCCTATTCTTCCGCCTTGCTCCACTTTCATTCCTAGTACGGATCCTCCGTCCTGCAGTGCTCCGCTTCGCTGCTCTGCGTGCTCTTCTTTCCGCATTCTTCAGTGGATTCCTCCTCCTCTTATTCTTCTTAGCGTTCCGCCGTCTCTTCTTACGTCCTGTAAGTCTATCAATCAGATTCTTAGCGGACTTACGACGCTTGAGTCCTCTACGTTTCTTACGAACACGACCCTTACGCTTGCGTCTAGCAGGTGACTTACCACCACCAGCATTAGCAGGATTAGATTCATTATTTTTAGAGTTGGCACCCTTGGCATCAGGTGTAGAATCTCTTGTCAAGAGTAGGATAGTAAGTAACCTACCATCCTTATACATATGCTCAACACTAGCAATGACCCACAGTCCACTCCAACGTTGATCGGTTGGAATTCTATCACTGTTTGGTTTGTCAGGCAATGCCTTTGGTATAGTAACATGAATTCCATGGCCTGCCATCAAATCTAGGTTACCTGGTACAGATATCTGAAGTTGCTGATACAACAGACTCTTCAGACGCAAGAAATTATAGGACGCTGCCTCAGTAACAGACTTGACATTCTGTCCACCAATAGGTGCAGACTGTTTTTCCACCTTCTTGGTCATGTTACCCAGACCACGAGTCATGACTGGTTTTAGTCTGACTCTTCTGGGTGTTTCTAACATTGAAGGTGCGCCTTGTGGCGACAACTTACTCTCATCGAAAGGTAATTTACCCTTTGGATTGACATGTGCTAGATCCTTCCAATTCTTCTTGATGTTATATTCATCTAGTGCGATTGGTAGGTCGCCAGACTGATCTCCACTGGAACTCTTTACTAGATCAACAGGGTCAAATCCCTGTGTATATCCTGCCCAGGTTCCATGCCGTAGATTCTCTAGCAAATTATAGGACTTAGGAAATGAGATCGAAGAGATAACAAAGTCTTTGGTCTGTTCTGCTATGGTAGGTAGGTTTGCCTGACCGTAACCATAGTAATACAAAGGTGGTAGAGGTCTCTTGCCAGTACCTGATCTTTCTTTGCCAGGTCTTTGCTTGACAGCATCTTCAATCATTGCATCGATAGTGATGTAATGATATCCATTTTTATTTTCAAAGAAAATGTATCCAGACTGACGTAGTTTGCCTGTCTGCCTTTTTCGGATAGACTTCTCGCACAGATAGTTGATGGCAGTAAATGGTCTCCAGTTTGGACACACATAAGAGAACTTCTCGTCTGTCTTTTCAACAAACAGTTCTTTTTCGGAGTTGATATAATCACCACCGAGGTACTCACCAACATAGTCTTCGGTCTTTTTCTTTTGAAAAGAACCAAAAACATTGACAAGTTCATTACGAAGGAATTCTTCGGAGACTAGATGTAGAACGTATACGTTACGTTTTTCTTGCCTCACTCTATTGGTGATCTTATACAGTTGCATTGTATATTTGACCTTCACCCCACTGACATCATTGTCCATTGTGATGAAAAATGTTTCACCACCTGCCAGTTTACTGATCAAGTCAGAAGAGTCATCGATAGCAATCGTTGCTCTAATGGCAGGTGTATCAATACCTTCATATATTCTCAATTCATTTACATACTCATCAAATTTATTGGCTTTATTATCTGGAGATGCTACACCTTCAATCTCCAAACTAAATCCTGTTGCTCCTGCTCCTCCTTTTACGTCCATCAGAACCCTCCAGAGAACAGACCGAATCCAGGACGATAGTTGAATACATCGTCTCTAGACATACCTCTACCACCACCATTTCCTTTAGGTACAGGGACCTTGATTGGTTTATCTGGTAGTGGTTGTGACATTGCTTCTACTTGCTGTGCTGTTTGTGCGTTTTGTCTCTCTGTTGATATTGCAACATTTGCTGCTGCATTTCTTTTTGCCTGTTTCTGTTGACCTTTCGCGGATACTGTTTCCTGTGCCTGCTGCTTGACTGGTTGTGGTATGATTGCAGGTTTGATTGTCTGTGGTTTTACTGCTGGTTTAGTTACTTGTGCAGGAACTACCTCTGCTGCAGGTTGACTAGACTGGAACGCTGCCATCATCGAGGCAGGAGTCTGACTCAATGCTGCGGTGACTGCTGCATCTTCTCTTGCAGGTTGTTTAGGTGCTGGAGTAGATGGTGCTGGTGTGCTAGGACCCCAAAGCATCTCCCCTGCCTTGGGCGTAGGTAAAGCAGGTTTAGGTTTAGGTGCTGCTTGTGGGTTCTTAGCAAGTATCTTCTGGAGTTTCATACCCCTATCATACTTTGCCTTCAGTTCCTGCAGTTCCTTCTTAGTGATGACACTATTGGTAGCAGGATCCATGTATCCTACTGGGTGCATCGGCATCTTCAATGCCTGACGAATTCTATCTCCAAGATTTTTTAGTCTCTTTTCACGTTGTGATGAAATGCGCTTACTCAGACCCTGAACCTGACCACCTTCAGAATAACCTCTCGCTTTCGCCTCTTCAGATGCCTTGACTACTGCCTTTTCTACCTCTTCAGCAGTCTTACCTGCTGCTCTTGCCTCTGCTCTTGCTCTCTTTGCTGCCTCAAAGACGTGAGGCATCGATGCAGCAGTCTTTGTTGGGTCTAATGTAGTAGTACCACCACCTTGAACAGGTGCTGCTGGAGCAAATATATTGGTTGGCATGTTCAGATTCAGACCTTCAGTGAAAGTAGGCATGTCCTTACCAAGAACACTTTCACTCATCGTGAATGCAGACGCTGATGGCATACCTTGCATCTGTGCTGCACCCATACTAAGATCCACTGTAGTCTGACCAAGAGTGCTTATACTATCGATTCCAAGATCTAGTTCACCAGAGAATGATTTCTTAGTCAACTCAGGATCTAGACGTGGCATTGGTGCTGTCTGTGGTAGCTGTTGTGCTGGACTGCCACCACCGATCAAGTTAGAACCTTTGACTAATAAAGATGCTAGTGATGAGAAATCACCCGATTGTATACCCGACATCGCTGCAGAAATTGCAGCTTCCATTGGACTCTTTGGTGTCGCAGTATCTTTATTAGTTACCGTGTTACCATCTGCATCTACTTGTACATCACCATCAGAGTCTCCAGGAACTGCACCACTAGCTTTACCACCCAGAGTAACACCAGCAAACCACTCTGTACCACCAGACCTACCCCAGTGTGGACGATAGTGCCATCCACTGCGTTTGTTGTGGTCATACTGGTGTGTCAGACCATCAGTTGCAGCGATACCAACGTGTGTGATTGCTCCCTTACCATATCTACCACCAGCATAGTCTCTCCATAGGATAACATCACCTGCTTTGACTTGACTCCTGGTTGTCTTGACAGTACCCATATCAGTACCACCAAATGATGCAGCATAGTCTCTGCCATTATATGCTGTGCCTTTTGGTGTGTCTAGGTCACCTTTTTGAGTTACCTTATCCGCATAACTATGACCTGCTGCTGCAAGTGCTGCTCGTGTGGTGCGGGCGCACATGTCACCGACGCCTTTCTTTTTACCGATAATTTTCTTAGCACCCTCAAGGATTGCTTTGCCCTGACCTACACCAGCATCAGTTGGTTTGATGTCTGGTGCTGGTGTGTTAGGACCATTATCTGCATGACCACCAGTTGAAAGTCCTTTGGACGGATCCTTCGGAAAGAGTTTTCCGATAACGTTAGGATCAAATAGTGGTTGTCCCGATACAGGTGCCGATCCTGTTTCTTTCTTTGCCTGCTCTTCTTCTGGTTTACCGCGACTGTCACCACTCCACTTGTCATCTTGCTGATTCTCTTTTGCTTTTGCAGTGGGAGCACTTACTTTACCACCTTGAGAGAAGTATCCGCTGTTTCTTGCCTCCTTTTGACGACGTGCAGTTAGACCTTTGTTACCTCTAGTTGCAGGCGTATCATATGGTACAACAAATGCACTTCCACCTGGTTTGGTATATACCATCTCGGTGCCATGACCAATGAATGATGTGGATCTACCACCATCCAGAGACACAGGATACCCTGTCTGTGGACCAGAGATGAGACCACCACCTGCCGCCTTTCTTACAACAGGACCACCTGCTGCTCTCTGCTGCTCTGCACCTTGATCAAAGAATGATTTACCACCTAAGATGTTACCAAAACCTGTCTTAGCATAATCAAATGCATTGCCAGCAGCTTGTTTAGTATTCTCAAATGCTTGTCCAGGATTTTGAACAGCAAACTGAATGCCTTGCTGAAGTTGCTGTACTTTCTGACCTGCAAATTCTTGTGCAGTCTGTGGTTCTGGTGGAGGTTGTGGTCCTCCTGTCTCCTGTCCTGTAGGTTCTGTAGCATCTTGTGTACTACCTATAGAAACTGCTGGTCCGCCTGGGGTTTCTTCAGGACTGCCTGCCTCCTCAGTAGCGATGTTGAACTTCTCCATGAGGGTAGCAAGTTTTGCCTCAATCTCTGTAGGCAATCCTTCAATCTCTCGCTCTGCATCCTCTTCCAGGTCGGTTGCTTCTTCCTCAGCTTGCTCTAGATCTTTTCCTGTTACACCATCTTTATCGCCACTGAATGCCATAGACAGCGCCCCAGCAGTCAGACCAGCGACCAGTATCTTACCACCTCGTCCACCAAGGAAACTTCTAAGTCCCTTGGACTTCATCAATCTGACAAGTTTGCCACTAAACCATAGCAAAGACTTCCAGAATCCTTTGAAGATTCCGAAGATAGTTTTGATGACAAGTTTGACTGCCTTGCCACCAAATAGTTTCTTGAATGCTAAGAATCCTGTGCCTAATGCAATTAGGAACAGTCCACCCTTGAGAATTTCTTTCCAGAAAGGTAACTCAGTAAACCCTGCAATCAAATCCAGGGTTGTCATTACAATGCCAGTTGTGACATTGAATAAGAACTTACCTAAAGATATAAGACCACCAACAATCTTCTGTAATTTCTCTCGGTTCTCTGGTTTACTCATCCATCGCATCACTGCGACAGCAATAAACATCTTGAATAGATCGCCAAGAATACCTAGCAATCCTTGGGCAGCACCTGCTACTACACCTGCAATACCAGCAAGAACCATCCCACCGAAGGGATCTTTCTTTTGCTGTTGTTTCTGAGGTTTATCACGCTTCTTATTATCGTCTTCAATCTTCTCCTGTCTGAGGAAGTTCCTAGCACTCAGTGCCTTGAATTCTTCAAATTCTTTCGCTAAATCATTGAGAGTAGAACCAATATTATTGAGTCCCTCAACAACTTTATCATTACCAACGCTGACCACACCCTTCTGATCCTCAACTTTACCTACAAACTTGTAAAAGTTGATCCTGTTTTTACGTTTCTGATTGTTGACTCTTTGATCAGCCATCAATAATTCTCAAACCTTATAGAGTTATCCGAAGCACCCGAAACAACAGTTTTCACAGTCACTCCCTGTGTTCTATTTATTGGCATAGGAATCATCTTTGGAACTGGAATTGCAATAATTTCAGACTCCTCTGCCTCATGTTGAATGGCAACCGTCTTAGAAGACTGAATCATACCACCCGCTGCCATATGTATCCGTCCACCAGTAGATGCCTTTTGGAATTCAACGCCAGTACGTTTACTCTTACCAGTCTCAATGATACCTGCTTCGTCGTTCCTTCTCCAACTGTTGATGCCACCATTGTGCTTCGCCAGTCTATTTCTGAAGTGAGAAGCAACAGATTTATAGTCACCAGAAGCAATAGAGGACTTGACTATACCTTTCAGAGTGTCACCCAGTTCTCCATAGTTGAACACCTTAGATTCGAGTGCTACCTTGACATTGTTAGGAACCTTATTATACAGATCAGCACTACCTAGTTCATTGACCAGTCTCTGTCTGTGCTCAATGATATGTTTTGCCTTGATCTCATACGCTTCTTTCTCGGTGATCGTGTCACCTCTCTTGACCTTACCCGACAAGCGGAATCCTGCAGGATAATATGTTGCACCAATGCCAATAGTGGGAATCTCCCATCCATAGTTAGCATCAGCATACGCTTCTAGTCTCAGTCCCTCGTAGTTACCTAGGACTGCAGCAAACTTCATCATCGAAAAACTTTTGCACCAATATCTAAATTGAAATAAGTTTCACGTAGAAACACAATATCTTGTTGTCATAAAAATTTAGACACAATTAAGCATAAATTAATTCAATCCCAGGTTGACCACAGAATCTTTTTGGAGTCTACTTTCACTTATACAAAATAAATTTTAAAAAAAAAAGTAAAATTGTAAATGGTGATAGTTTAAAAAAAAAAAAAAAAATTCCTG